CGAGAATTATTAACCCGAAATAATCCACTATGCCTCCTCAATGTCATCTATTTCCAGGTCATATTCCCAGTCATAAATCCAATCTCTCATCCTATCCAGTCTTTCATTGTTAAATATCTCTCTTGCTTTTTCTTCCGTGTCTGCTGTTACTTCAGTTTCTCCTGTTACATTAAGAGAATAACTAATACGCCATTCTACTTCTAAGTTCTCTGGTATGAAAAACACAAGAGGTCTTAATGTAGATGGGTATTGTTTCTGATAATCAGTAGCATTCACACTTTGTTCTAAAGGCAATACACTTACTGGGCATTCTGCTAACCATTTCTCAAACGATGCTTCGACATCAAGTCTTTCTGATATACTTAATTCATCGTATTGATGCTGATTCTTACATACTGTTTCTTTTTCTGAATCAAACGCCATTTTGTTCTTTTCTCCGTTCCTCCCATGCATCATATAACATTGTTGCAATAGGCTTTGTTATTGAATAATCTTGTTCCATGAGTTGAATGCCAAAAGGTCTAAAATCCTTTACTGACATCTTATAATCATGTACAAGTGTGTTTAAATATGGAAAAGCAGTCTCGCTCATTCCATCTATCATTATATCTGTTTCTGTTATTGTACTCATAATTGTGATTAGGGGGGCTCGATTAATAGACATTTACGTAATTGTCTAAAAACACTGTTTCCATTTTAAGAGAGACAACCTCACTTAATGGCTGGAGTAATATCTGAATGCATTCCTAGCACACTAAGCCCCCTAACGTTCTTTATATTTTTGCCTCTCCATTTAATCTTAACTCTAATACTCAGAGAGTATGAGGAGATATGAGAGAGGCATGGTTAAAGATGGTGATAAGTAAAGGTCACTCCCATCGTGTTAGTGACGTTAGTTGCAACTTGGGAACTATACTTATTGGATTTCCAATCCTACCATAACTCCTTAACCTATGTAGCCTTTTTTTCGTACCAACTGAGAGGACAGCAATTCTATTTTAAAGTTCAACGTTTCATAGTCTGTCTTCCAGGAATCTGTTTACCCGAATCTTCTCTGGACTTCGAAGGCACTAGTTCGGTACTACAATCTTTCTAGGCTTGGGCAACTTATAAAAGTCTTCTGCCCATCTTGTCGTATGTTGGTTAGTTAAACCTGGCTTACGAGACCATTTCTTACGAAAAGCAAACTCTCTACCATATCGCTTTCCTGTCATCTTATTTGGATAGTAGAGTATATGTTCGTCATCATCAATAAAACCTCTGTCAACAGGCACTGCGACCCATTGAGAGTTATTTGCACAGATGTTCACACGGAGAGACTTACCATAATTAGTGACACCAGATACTGTATGGTATTTAACTTGTATGGTAATCATATTAATAACTGGCTGACCTTTCCATATACGTGGTTTAAAACAAACAAGGTCAATCCCACACGTATCAGCAGAAGCATTGAATACTTCATAACCATTCCCTAACAGATGAGATTCCACCTTATTCTCTCCAATCTTCCCAATCACACACGTAGGAATACTCTTATCACGTGTACTTAAAAACCTAGCATTCTTTCCCATTTGGTGACCTTTCAGCCTTCCATAAATCAAACTTATCGTAAACTAACTCACCAGTAGACTTATAAGGACTCGTTAAAGTAGATTCTAACTCTTTTGAATCTGTAACAATAACACAATCATTGGAACAGGCAGAACACACAGGGTATTTCTTCACAGGGTCAACTATTACAGCAACCCAACAGCAATCACTATACATCATACGTTTTTACTCCTTGGTTAATAATTAAATCTTAAGCAGTGAAACTGCTTTTAGGAAAAATCAGAGGATGCGGAGTCCACAAAAACCTAAAAGCAGTCACTATAATATTAAAGTTAATGTAAGCGAGATTTCGAGAAATGCAGATAGTCCACGCCTTACGACTCACATCTACACTATTACTCACTATGTGGGGTATTCTTGTTGTTGTGCCTTTCGGCTATTGATAACATACCTTTCGATTACTCATCGTACCTACGCATCATGTCTATTAAACACATACTCGTTATTATGCTTATAACTCACGTTATTTCACACAATAGGTACATCGGCATACTTGACTCTAAAGAAGATACACTCTCCTAAGTCTTTACCAGGTCAACTAGTCTCTTTTAGAGACCCACACGTACTATTCAGTCATTACAACAGCATTACCAATATTAGGCTGAATGCTCTGGAACCTTATAAGCCCAGTTCATAGCCTCTTGTTACGCCCTAGTTTGTCCAACTAGCGTTTTAAATCAAGAGATTTACTTCAACGAAATGACTGCTCAGCATAAGCAATCCTTACGTTTTTAACTTTAATGATTAAGGATAAATCGTTACCCTTATTAAATATTGCGAGATTTCTGTTGCCATGCTCCCCAAACACCGAATCCTATTCAGATGAACCTACTTCTTCTTAGAAGATTTCAGTTCGTGCTTCGTAACGGAAGACCAGTACTGATTTCCAGTACGATTCTTCACACCAGAGACAAGCGTCTTATAAACGACCATCTCTGATTTAGCATTACTGCTAATTACGACTCTTTTGACTTCATTAGCCATTAACTTACTCCTGTAGTTACAGTTTACATTAATTTAAATCCAAAGCAGTAGGTGTTCGCTACTGCTTAAATAAAAGATACCAACCCATCTGTAAAACCACATTTCCCATCATTATACCTAGCCATACAAACACTATGACGTCAATCCATCTCTCAACAGATTGAAAGAGTGACTTACTCACTCTGCGAAAGCAACTCTACGTGCCTCTGCTAATGCAGACACATACGTAGGATGCTTACTCTTTTCCACCTCAACAAGGCGTCCAAAAGCAGTAGAAAACAACCAATAAGAAACATTTTCCCATTGTAATTCCATAACGAACTCCTGTCCTAGACTTGTCTTTGTGTTCACTTCATTACTATCTATCATTACCCTTTAAATGTGGGAGGACAACACGTTGATAGAACCACTTTTTGATAGCAAACACAAAGATGTCAAGAATTATGCACGTTTTTACACGCACGGATTAAGTGATGTAGCAAACGCACACATCACAGGTAAACCTCGAGATAACGAAGTTATTGAGCAGTTTAGCGTGATTGGAGGTTGCTCAGCACTGGACTCGCTGAGGACACTACCTGCGTCTTGCGTTACTGGCTAGACTTAGCCAGTTTAGCAAAAGCAGAGGCGTCATCTCTCGTAGCCTTAAGTTCCTGGGTAACAACCCAGCCGTACTTAGTGGCTTTAGAGATAATGTCGCCTTTGTAGTGACCAAAGAAGTCGCTGACAATGGACTTGGCTTCATCAGCCCTGGTCTCATCTTTAAGAAAGATGGACACAGAGATGCTGGAGTCAACCATTGTCTGGACTTCGTCAGCAGAGTACTCGGCAAGAGGAGCGTCGTTAAGCAAACTGCGTTTGCCACGACTATCCTCGCCAGAGATTCTGACGGTCATAGACATCGGTCACAGCAAGGGAACCCTTGAGGGTCAGAGATGGGGACACTTGTGAGCAACTGCACCGAGAGGAAACATGAGGAACGAAATGTTTCAACGAGAAAGTGGCCCCCCATGACCCGAACAGGGTGGGGGTGGTTACACTATATATCACTCACACCCACTCTAAATATAATTTTCAAGATTTTCACCACTTGAGACACCCCCCTACAAGAGTGTTAGTATTACCCTATGAAAGTCGAGCGTTGGAATAAAGAGACAGAGAAGTTTGAGATAGTAGACTTGAATGAAGACGAGTTTGAGAAGATGTTTACTATATTGAAGATTGCCGAATCTGAAGCGAAGATATATGAACGCATGGATGTCATCCGTGAAGAAGATTACACAAATATTTGTCAATATGACTAAAAAAAGACTTGACAACATGGGTACAACGGATGCTTTTTAACAGTAATGTATACACTACAGTGTTTACATACAGTAATGTTGAACTGTATTTTAGTATACAATACAGTAGTAGTACTACAGGGCCCAATTGATTTTTAAAGGGACACAAGAATACCCAGCAATACTAGAACGTGTTGCAAGTGAGATGGCTCAACTCAGAACGAAGTTGTCAGCCGATGTATATTCCGTAGGAAGTGAGGGGTACAGGGGGAAACAGGAGAATAATATAAGTTATCTTGGTATCCTTGGGGAACTCGTAGCACAAAATTTTTTAATTGAAAATAACATACCCTTTGAGTCTGCATTAATTGTAGATACTCAACCATTACCAGAACCAGATATTACCATTGATGGCATTAAGATGGATGTGAAGGCAGTAAAGCCTAATACATACGACTTATATGTTAATTATAAAGCCCACTTGAATGAAAAAAAGAAGTGTGAGTTCTATTGGTTTGTGAAACTAGAAGATAATCATAAGGCTAGTCATTATTTAGCGAGTTACTCCGAAGTTAACGATTGGACAGTGAAGGAATTGAGGTATACAAAAGCATTTGTTAACAAAATAAAAAGGATACACACGCAACATGAAAATAATGGGGTTTTTACTTCTTAGTCTTGCACTAATGAACGATTGTACTGGCTGGTCAGTTTTGGGATATGAAGTAAATAAGAATACAAAGGAAATAGAAGAGATATGGTTACTAGACCAAGACAGCACAAGGCATACTTATAGGAATTTTATCATAAATGAGGATAATTGGTGTTACGACCACGCTCAATTTGAGTACGTAAAGCCAAAACCATGGATTTCATCACAAGAAAATTAAAAATAAACGATTTTAAAGACGTTACGTACCCTGTTTTCTCACAGGAAGAGGCAAATGAACGTGATTTAGAGTTTGTAGGCTGGAAAGAGGCTGAAAAAGGAGACTATGGTCTTTCAGATGATGGATTTGTAGCAGAATGCCTCGATGTAAAACAATATAAGGACGCATTTCAAAAGGTATTTCCCTTTGCACGTGTTTGGGTTAGTGAACGAGCCAAACTAGAGTACGTCCCACATCGTGATTCTGGCGAGTATTCTCAGATGGGTATACGAACCTGGGATGAGAGAGAAAGTGGCACCACTAGGGCAAAGAACGCTGTAAACCTATATGTTCAGCAGATGATGCAGACTGGTAAAATAGATTGGAATGCTTTAGGCGAAGTATATCGTCCTGGACAACAGATTCCTGGTGCAACAGTAAAAAGATTATTTAAGTCGGAGAAGATTATGTCAATGATAGACAAGAAAATCCAAGACTACCTTGATGATAGAGATTTAAATCAAGGGGATGTACTGGATATTATCGCAAGTGCAATTGATATTGCCAAGAATAATGGTGACCCTAGCAATATGCTACGTGGTGCTGAACAATATATACGGATAATGGATATGTTACCTGGTAAACAGCAGATAACAGATTCGGTGCAAATAGATGTGACAAAAAAGATACTGGATGAAATAGAAACAGAAGAATCACGCAAACTTAAACTAGAGAGGAAACAGGAAGTATGATAGAAATTACATTATTACTCGTCGTAGGGCTCGTTATTGTAAATAGCAAGATGTGGTCTAAGGGCGAATGGGAAAAGAAAAGTTATTTATGGTTTAAACAAGATGGAAATGGAGATGCCTAATGAAAGACGAAGAAAAAAGAAGTCGGTCACTGGAAAGCGTAACCTCAAAAAAACACGTAATCGTGGAAGCCAAAGGAAAGAATATCGCAAAACTTGAATCCTTCTGTAAGGTCATGCAAGAAGTAGCAGAAGATATGGATTTAAGGGCTTATGTGGATGATTCGCACTATGTGATAGGTAGTGATTATTGAAGTTGGAAGAAAAAATAGAATACATTATTGTAGGAATGGGTATAGGTATTATGCTAGGATACTATTTAGGCATTGTTAGTGAGAGCGTACTTGCAAAGGTAATCCTACATGGATAAACGAGAACAGAAAGAAGTCTTACAGAAGTTAAAAGGAGACATGATGTTGTTTGGGAAGGTCTGTATTCCCAATATGTTTTCTGCAAAATCGCCAGACTTTCATTACGATTTGTCTAAGCACGTATCTGATTTAGGAA